ATACAAGGCTTGAGCCTGTGCGTCATCTCGAGCGCGTTTGATGTCTTCAGGAGACATACCAAGCAGCCCCATTGACTGCGAGCCACCCGTACCAAAAATATCAAGCAGTCCAGCCATTATTGACCTCCAAACAGGTTATTCCAGCCGCTAGACAGCCAACCTGTGTTTTTCTCAATGCCACCAAGTGTTGCAGCAGTGCCAAGCAAGTTTTGCAAAGTGCTTGGGCCACTTGTTGAGGTTTGCTGTTGTCTTGTCAGAGGGTTGCCATAAACGGCACTCAGGTAAGTGGCAAGGTTTTGTTGAGGCTGGTTCTGCAAGAAGTTGAAGCGATTCATGTCGCCTTGCAATTGCTGGCCCAAGTAGCCTTCACGCAATTGACCAGCTTGCAGCATGTTCTGAATGTCTTGATAGTCAGATTGAGCCATTGCAGGCGCAGCCATCGTTGCAGCTTGCTGACGAGCGCGCTCAGCATCATAGTTCTGGTAAGCCAGTTGACCAGCAGTGTTTGCAAGCGATTGACCAAAAGCACCAGCAGCACGGTCTTGCAGATTACCCATTGCGCCAGAACCATAGCGACCAGCCAAACTAGATTTGGAGCTGATGTCGCCAAGTGTTGATTGGAACTGTTGTGTTGCAGCTTGGGCAGCAGGGGCAAAAGCACCTTGGAAGAATGGATTTCCACCAAGATAGTTGCCTTGGATTGTGCCTTGCAGTTGCGATTGAGCTGCTTGGGTCAAAGGACTGCCAGCAGTAGCTCGCGCCTCAAGTGCCTGCAAGCCAGTCTGAGTTGCTTGCGTTGGGCTTACAAATGTTTGGCCGCCATAGTATTGAGGGCCGCCAGCTTGATACTGCTGCTGGGCTTGCTGCAAGCCGTACTGCAAAAACGGCTGGATTGTTGGATCGATTTGTGTGGTGGTCGTTGCCATGTTTAACTCCTAGAAGTCGGATTCCACAGCGGTTGATCCACGGAACCCATTATATACAGATTAGCCGATAACAACATAGGCATATGTTTTACCAGCAGTGCTGTTTGCGAAATGTGAAACCGTAGCTTCACCGTTGGTTTGAGATGAAACATATACGTTTGAATACGCATATGGTGCGATAAATTGTGCAGTCACAATGACAGCAGGGATCGACGGTCTTGGGATGCCAGTATCTGCTGCAAAGTGCTCAAGCGTTACGCCAGTGTTTGACACAGCGCCAGCAAGCTCAACATAGTCGCCAGCACTCAGGTTAAGGAAGATGTTCATTGACCCAATCAAGTGGCTTGGATCACCTGTGCTTTTTCTTGCTGGCAAACCAAAACGGCTTCCAGACCTTGGAACATCAGTACCATTTACCCTAAACCAGACATCGGCATATTGACCGTCATTTGTGTTGTTCTGCAACTGCAAGGAATACTGGAAGTTATACAGGCCAGCATTTCTTACGTTGATGCGTGTTGTATTTGACAGGTAAACGCCGTTACTTTCTTCTGTCGTGTCAAAAATAACAACAGCAGAAGTGCCAACGCTTGGCGCAGACTGGTCTGTGTTGTTGCTAAAAGCGCCATATGGGGCAGCATCAGCTTCAGCAGCATCAGAGAAAGGTATCAGGATGATCTTTGAGTCAACGCTAATCCGCTTGTCATAGATTGTTGTTGTTGTGGCATTGCCAGTCGCAAGCGTCACCTTCCCTGTGTTGTTTGTTTTGCCATTCATGATCCCGTTAACAATCTCAGCGACTGCACGTTGGTCAGAACCAAAAACAGGAAGTGTGCGGAATTGAACTGTCATCGCACACCCTGGGCAACAACGTCAACATCAACAGCAACAGCACTCACCCAATTGTCGCCAGTTGGCTGCACACGCATACGGTGATAGCGGCCAGCAGAGCGCAGTGAGCAGCGGTTTTCCGAGTCAGCAGTAACAGCAGTGCCAAACGTGACATCTTGGCTCAAAAGCGTCCTAGAAGCCACAGAGACATTTGCCGAACCACCATCAACTTGTGGTCGAGCCAACGTGACAACAGAGTTAGCACCAACGTCAATGTCACCAGTCTGGATGTCTCCAGTTAGGTTTGTGCCTGTGTAAGTCATGATTTGTCGGCCAAGCGTACCGCCGAGGAAATACTTGCCACCAACATACAACCGAGAATCAAGAGTGGTTGTCAAAGCATCAATTGATGAAGAAATGCTGTCCAAGTCTTCAAGCGTTACGTTTGCGCTTGATGCTTCAGCAATGTAGTCTGTACCAGCATCGCCATATGTCCACTTCTTTGTTGAGAAGTTGTATATCAACAGTTTACGATCTCCGCTAGTGGAAACATAATTCCACAGCACAAGTTTGCGGATTGGGTCAACAGCAGAAGACACTGAGTTGTAGTCAGACTCAGAAGCATCATTCAAAAAGAACTTGTCAACTTTTTCTGCGCCAATTGGGACAACTTGCTGTCCGTCACACATATAAAACCCGTCATCAGACAGGAAGAATGTGATCCCTTGGTACTGAGCAATTGAGCCAGCAACCATACATCCTTTGTTGCGCGAGATGTTGTCAAACTGGAAGATGAATGGCGTTCCAACGTAACTCATGCGATGGATAGCACGTTCCAGAAAGATCAAGCCAAACTCACCACCACGGATGCCAACAATTTGGCCGCCATCAGGAATGTCTTGATAGTCTGCTTGACTGGTTGCGGATGTTGTCCAGTTTGTCTCGTTGTTCAAGTCACTCCAGCGGACTCGATACTGCTCTTGTGCGCTTGATTCATAAGTGTTTGCAGCAACAACAAAATCACGAACCACAGTTACAAACTTAGCAACTGGAGCATCAGAGGACAGATTAGCAAATGCCGTAGAGCTACCCAATGTCCAAGACTGCAAGCGTTCAGAGTTGTTTGTAAAGATTACTCGTTTACCAAACTGAGTGAAGCGAGGTCTTTCGCTGCCAGTCAAGCCTGTGTTAACTTGGGACAAAGCGCCAACACCATCACAGGTATATACCTTGGTGTATCCAGCAGCAAACAAAGCTGTCGTGCTGTCTGGATTCTTGGCCGCATAGATGGCAAGCAAGTCTTCAGCAGCAGAGCCAGAAAAGGCCACAGCAGAAGGAATTGCTCCGTAACCAATAGCAGAAGAAACCACGTTCTTTGCTTCAGTTAAAGCACCACTGATACCAGGTTGATCTGGCATCCACTCACCGAACGTGATTCGTTGTACTGTCATCCCTGAGAAACCCTCATGGCTAAAGGAACACCAGAATATTGGCCTTCCTCATCAGACTTGATAAGCGAGGCAAGGCTGCGATCAAACATGGAACCCCATGTGTTAATCCTGACATCGTTCATCAAGAACGGCTCTGCTTCCACCAGTGCGGCATACAAAAGCAAATCAGGGCACACAGTCAAAAACAGATTTGATGTATTGCTGTCGCTCAGATAAGGAGGGGCAGCGTAATACGTCAAAGTCATCGTATAAGCAGTATCTGGCGCAGGGGCCAGCTTAAACGTGCTTGCCAGTACCGTGTAATCCAGAGGCTTGCCAGACTGAGCGTTGCGAGTATTGCGTGAATACAAAGCAGGGCTAACGTAGTTCAATGGCTGCACAGGATTGCCATCAACAATGAAGTCTCGAGCCTCAAGGAAGTCAGAAGGTATTGAGACAGCAGCATTGCCAGCAGTTGCGGTGATCGTTGCCAGCGAAATCATTTGACGAATACGCAGTTCCCGGCGCAAACGTGTTTCAGCAAACTTGATGAAATCAGGAATCTGTGTCGTCAAGTCAGACCTAGCCAAATAACTGGCAATTGACGTTTGAAGATTAGCGTATGTATCAAAGGACATTAGATTACTCCAGGTCTAGTTCGCCATGCTCGGTTGTCTGGGTTGTTTAGCCACATAGCAAAACGAGCATCATCAAGCACATGGAAACCCCTCATGATGCCTTGATGGTTCAGCTCATCAATAGCTGTCAAAGGGATGGATGCAACCTTGTTTCCATACAGCTCATCAGACCACTTGGCCCGTTCGTCATAGCTGTTGAATTCTTGCTTGTTTCTTTCAACAAGTGCGGTTACATCTTGGGCAGTTTGAATGACAAGACCGCCTTCACCATCAGCGTGAGCAACAGATTTGCGAAATGTAGGGTTTTCCATAACTTGATTTTACGTTAGTTTGTCAACAATTGGAACATGAGTCCATGTCCTGCCAATTCTTACGCCTCTAACGCAGCCAGCAGAAACACCAAGTTGCTTGGCAAGTACCGTATGAGGCAAATCGCTTTGACGTATTAGTCTTACTTTTTCCTCGTTCAGCAGAGGGAAGCGTTGAAAAAGAGCTGAAAGCAGACCCAAAAGGCGCTCTGACTTTGTTGGCTCAAATGGCTGAGTATGCTACGCCTAAGTTGAACCGCACTGAGATGACTGGTGACGGTGGTGGGCCAGTAGAGATTTCAGCTATCCAAATCAAGCTGGTCAAACCGAATGAATCTTGAACTGGATTTCCCTGAAAAGCTGGGATTCCTGTTTGAGCCACACCGATACAAGATTCTTTATGGTGGCCGTGGGTCTGCCAAGTCTTGGTCTGTTGCTCGAGCTTTGATCGCCATTGCGGTACAGAAGCAAACCCGAATCCTTTGCGCCCGTGAGTTGCAGAACAGTATCTCTGATTCTGTGATTGCTCTATTGGGTGACCAGATCAAGGCTATGGGGCTTGAGTCCTTCTTTGACGTACAGCGCACAGCTATCTACGGAAAGAACGGTTCTGAGTTCAGCTTTGCTGGTCTAAAGCACAACGTCACCTCGATCAAGTCGTTTGAGGGTGTAGACATATGCTGGATTGAAGAAGGTCAAGCCGTATCAAAGGTATCTTGGGAAACGCTGATCCCAACCATCCGCAAGCCTGATTCTGAGATATGGGTGACGTTTAACCCTGACTTGGACACTGACGAGACTTACAAGCGTTTTGTCGTCAACCCTCCAGCAAGCGCCAAAATTGCCAAGGTCAACTGGTCAGATAACCCTTGGTTTTCTGGCAGTTTTGGTAGAAATCCACGACCCGAACCTCACCGCCTGGGATTGTTTGGACAAACCAAATAGAGGTCATGTCTGCCCATCCCAAGTCCCA